CCTTGGCGTTGGAACGTACAAAGGCGTTCCCACAGCGTAAGCACGTTCTGACTTCGACTCCGACGCTGAACACCGGCGACATCTGGATCAACTATCAGGCGGGAAGCCAAGAAACTTACCACGTGCCGTGCCATTCCTGCGGCGAGTTTCAGGCGATGGAGTTCGGTCAGATCCGCTGGGACGAAACGGCAAGAGCCGAGGACGGTAAGTGGGACATGAAGCAAGTGTCTGAAACAGCTGCCTACTACTGCCCGAAGTGCGACGCCAAGTGGACGGAAAGTCACCGGCGCAAGGCGATCGAGCAGGGTAAGTGGGTCGCGGCAAACAACAGCGCAGAAACGGGCAGGCGCTCTTTCCGACTGCCCAGCTGGTACAGCCCCACGATTACTTTTGCGGATTGTGCAAAAAAGTTTCTTACAGAAAAACATTATCTGCACGGGTTGCAGGGATGGGTTAACGGATGGAGTGCGATGCCGTGGGAAGATCAATTTGATGACGACGATTTAACAAACATACCGCCGGGGGCGTTTGGCAAGAAGCAGCTGTGGGAAACCGATCACATTAAGCTAGCCGCAATCGATAGGCAGATCGACGAGTTCTGGTTTGTCGTCAGAGCGTTTGCCAGGGATGGATCGAGCCGTTTGATTGAGGAAGGCAGACGCCGAACAATTGAGGATATCGCCCAATCTTTGCAAGAGCTGGGCGTAAAAAATATCCATACCTGCATCGACTCTGGCTACGAAACGCAAGACACCTACAGGATTGCGGCACGTTACGGCTGGGTAGCCATTAAGGGAGAGGAGCGGCAGTTTTTCTATATTGAAGGCGTGGGCGGTCGAATGAAAAGCGTGCACAGCTCCGACCAACCGACCGACGCAGGATGCCGCCTGCTCCTGTTAAGCTCTCCGTCGTGTCAGGATTTGCTGGCGTGGTTACGCCGAGGGCAGGGGCCAATGTGGGAAGTAGCGCACGACGTTAGCCCGGAATACCGGGAGCACATGGCAAGCCATCGCAAGGCTCACCGAATAAACCGCAAAACGGGCAAAGATCTTTATGAGTGGATTAGAATCAAAGGCAGGCAGGATCACTTATACGATTGCGAAACCTACCTAGCTGGGCTGGCGGTATGGGGTAAAGTAATTCAAGCCGAGGCAGCTATGGCCCCAGAGGCAAAGGCGTGATTGACACGATTAGAACGGAGTCGTGGATCGTGCTCTCCTTTTTTCTCTCTGGATTCAGGCGTCTAAAAACGCCCAGGCTCTTGTCCTTGCCTTGGAAGCAATCGCAGCTGGCCAAGCCACCGTCTTTCAAAATGGCGGGCGCACAATGATTTCGGCAAGCGTTGCTGGCAAATCTTTTAACTATCAAGTCACCTCTGGCATCACGCCGGTGGAGGTGGCCAAAGCGGCGCTAGACGGCTGGCGCTTAGTCAGCGGTAAGACCGACGCAGAGGTGACGGCAATCTTTACAGGCGATCAGACCCTAGTGACTTATCCGCGTTTTGTAGAAAAACCATTTTCGGTCGGATACTAATATGGGCCTAGGTTCAAAGATTATCACGACTTGGAGCCGCATGATCCGAGCCGTCGGCCCGGACACTCGTAAGCGTCGGTTTGTCGAAGCACAGCTAGGCGATACTCGGCTGGACGTTAGCGCCGCATCACGGCAGGCGATCTCATCGCTAGCCCGCTGGCTTTGCTATAACGATCCAACCATTCGCGGCGCAATCGACACCATTACCCGCAACACGATTGGCTCGGGCATTAAAGCGCAATCCCGTACCAGCGACGAAGCATGGAACACAGACGCCGAAGCGTGGTTTGATATGTGGAGCGGCAGCTGCGACGTAAGGGGAATTTTGGATTGGAACACCATGCAGCAGGTAGCCACCCGCACCATGTTACGGGATAACGAAATTTTTGCGCTGCTAACTGATAACGGTGACGGCTATCCGCTGATCCAGTTGGTTGAAGGGCACCGCTGCGAAACGCCAACTTACCTAGGCACAGAGACAAACATTTTTGACGGAGTGCGACTGAACAAAAACGGCAGGCCGCTTAGCTACTACATTCGCACGGGTAACGACGGCGAGAAATTTACTGAGGTGCAGGCAAATGATTTGATTTTGCTGGCAGAACGCGATCGGGCTGATGAGGTGCGATCAATTAGCAAGCTGGCATCCTGCATTAACACTTGCCTAGATAGATCGGAAATTCTTGAGACAGAAATGCTTGCGCTAAAAAGAGCCGGGCAGATTGGGCTGGCTTTAGAGTCTACCAGCAACAGCGGCCCCGGCTTCTTCAACCCAACCGAAACAGACGACTACAACTTAACCACTGACAAAATCTTTGGCGGCGGTGCGTTGCTAAATGTGCCGATGGGGAAAGTATTGCGAGAGATTAAAAACGATCGGCCTAGCCAAAATCTGCAGACGCACATGGATCAGTACCTAAAGGCCATCGCTCAAACCCTCGGCCTGCCGTATGCGATGATGTGGGATCCATCGACACTGAGCGGGCCTAATACCCGCCTTATTCTGGGCCAAGCACAGCGCCGGTTCGATGAGGTGGCACAGACAGTGGTAACGCAATTTATTTCGAGGATCAGAAAGTGGGCGCTAGCCAAAGCGATTAAACGTGGTGAGCTAACCCCACCCAGGGGAATGACGATGTGGTGGGCGGCCGAGTATCATACACCAGCAAAAGCGACCATAGACGCCGGTCGGGATTCTGCAGCTGATCGGGAGGATCTGAAGATGGGCCTGACCTCGATGGCATCCATATACGCCTCCCGCGGAGAGGACTATCAAACAGCCATTAACCAAAGGATCGCTGAATCACTTTACATCCAAAAGCAGTGCGCGGCCGCTGGGATTGATACGACCGCAGTGCAGATTTTTAGTAACCAACCAGCGCCAACCGTAGCTGTCACTCCGCCCAGCATCCCGCCGGCTCAAGACGCCACCGTCACTCCAGCACTAGAGGCAGGGAAGGCGACCGTGCACCTAACCATGGCCGAGCCAGAGACTGCGCCTGCACCCACCCCTACCACCGATACTTTTACTATGCGCGACGATGCTGACTTTACGCTGACCAAAGCTGAGCAGGACATGGTCGTCTCTGCTTTAGGTATTGGCAAGTATCGGCCGAAGGCAAAATCCAAAAAGAAAAAATAGTTGCTACCCTGCCTAGTAGGAGCAGGCTTGTGGGGTGAGCAGCAGGATACAGTTTGACCAGCCTGACCTAACGCCAAACGAAGAACCCGCAGAGGCTGTTTTTTATGACGACGGCACAATCCGTGTGACGCAAAGAATGATAGTTATTGGATCGCCACAGAATCAGGCATTTGCTGTCCCTCAGGTTATTGGAGTCTCTCGCTATCAAAAACAAGGGGGTCTGTCTACGTTCTTTGGAATGTTGATTTTCTTTGCAGCTTTTATGATTGGCATGGCATTACTTTACAATCACCTATACATTATCGGCATTGTCTTTGCTGTATTTGGTGCATACGTCCTAAAAGAAACACTTACTTTTGATTGGTGTGTGTCCCTTCAGTTTGGCGGGCTTAACAACCACACTTTGACGATGAAATCAAAGCAGTATGCTGTTGAGTTGTCTGAGGCAATTATGAGCGCTATTAACAGTAACAGCACTCCACCACCATCCGGCGGCGAAACAGTTTCCTATCAGCCTTACTTTCCCAGCCCTATAAATATTCGTAACTAATTTGACACGCCATGCGCGGGCATGGCTTCAACAAAACTATTTAAGGGAATTTCCGTCATCACCGCTGGCCCCGCTTTAGGCCACGGCATGACTATTGACGCAGACACCCTAGAGCAAGTTGTCCGAGCCGGTAATGAGCTGGGGCAAATTAAGGTACTTTCCGATCACAGCTCTAGCGTTTCCAACATTATCGGATACCTAGAAAACTTTAGCTTAGACGGCGGCCGTGTCCGTGCGGATCTGACCCTGCTGGAAAGCCATGATGGCTTTGCCTATTTTAGCGAGCTGCTAAGCACCCTGCCAGGACAGATTGGTTTTTCGATCAGCTTCTCCGGCGTTCCCCGTGTGGCTGAAGATGGAACCCAGCTAGCCGACGTAAACACTCTTTACTCAGTCGACCTCGTGACCACTCCTGCAGCCAATCCGACCGGCGTTTACTCCGCACGAGTTGACACACTCAAAACGCTTAATATGGATACAACCGTAAAGGAATCAGCGCCGGTTATCGAAACCGCGCCCGCAGCACCGGCGGCCCCGGCGTTTAATGCCGAGCTGGCCATCGCCGCTCTCTCCGCCCGCATCGACGAACTCGTCGGCAAATTTGCCGCCAAGTTTGAAGCCGTGGTCGAGGAAGCTCCCGTAGCCGCTGAACCCGCCGTAACCGAAGCCGCCCCACAAGTCGTGGCCGAAGTTGCTGCCGAACTTTCCGAGAACCCCAAGATCGTTGCCTTAAACAACGAGCTTGCCCGTCTCAAAATTGATTTAGAAGCCAGCAAGGGGACGAAACCCCTTGAAGTAGTGGCCCCAGTGCTTTCCCGCGCTGAGTTGCTGAAGCAATTCAACGAGGAAAAAAATCCCGGTCGTGCGGCCGCGATTTATCAAAAACTAAACACGCTCGCACGATAACCAAGAAAGAAGGATAGAAATATGGCAAACACATTAGGATCAGTATCAAATGGGAAAATTGTTTCTCAGCGCGCGCTCGCGTTGCTGGTTGAGCAGTTTCCTTTCCTCACGTCCGCTTACTCGGACTTCAGTGACGCCACCGCTCGTAAAGGCGACATCATCACCACTCATCTAGTAACTGCGGCGACTGCCGTAGGCTACAGCACCACAGCCGGCTACGTCGCGGGTGACCGCACGCAGACGGATTGCATCGTGACCTTGAACAACCTTGTTCATAGCACTGTGGCAATCAATGACGACGAAGCAGCCAGCTCCTCGATCAACTTGATCGAGCGCTTTGCCGCCTCGGCCGCACACGCCTTGGGCAAACAGATGGTCGACACCTTGCTCGGCACGATCAGCGCCGCGTCCTACACCTCCACGATGACCGTGGCGGCGGACGTTCTCAGCTACCGCTCCATCGTTTCGATGGGTGTAACGTTGGATAGCAACAAAGTGCCTAGCGCCAGCCGCTACGCAATTGTTAGCCCGAACAACAAAGCCAGCTTGCTCAACGACTCCTCGATCGTGGCGAATGCCCAGATCCAAGGTGACGCAATCCGCACCGGCTCAGTTGGAATCGTGAACGGCATCGAAGTGTTCAGTTATCCTTCGCTCCCTTCTGCGATCAGCAAAGGCTTCGCGGCCCAACAGGAAGCGCTTCTCGTGGCGGCCCGTCTGCCCGAAGTGCCCAGCGATTACCCTGGCAGCGTAGAAAACGTCACGGAACCCGTGTCTGGCCTGAGCTTGCAAATGCGCGAGTTCTACAACCCGACCCTCGGTACCCGTAACCGTTCCTACATCTTGCTCTACGGCTGCGGCCGTGGATCGACAG